TAGTTGTTCAATTGGAATTGCTGGTTTGGTATATCTTGGTATTCCGATTGTAGTTCCGAGAACGTATACTCCAATTCGATTGAACATAACTGGGTCGGTGAGTATAGTTGTCCCATCTATATTCAACAAAACTGTGGAGTGACCTATCCAAGTTGCAGTAAAAAATGGTTTGGAAGTATCGGTAGAATTGAGTATATTACCAAGTAAATTGTTGGCGAATATAACGGAACCACACGCCATGATAGATAGTCCCAAGAAGTTTCTTCTATTCAACAGAGGTCTCCCAAGTGTTCAACAATAATTATGATTAGAGGTAGTCAGTTTTGAATTACCATTTCTTTACATGGAGGTTTATATGAGTAGAAGTTATAAGAAAACACCAGTATCAGGAAACACGGGCGCAGATTCGGATAAGCCAGGTAAAAAGATTTGGCACAAAAAGGTTCGTAACAAAACAAAACAAATTCTAAAATCCACACATAACGATGTCGATTTGTTAGAAGACATGACTATTCCAAATGAAAAGGAAGTCGGTTATGGACCGTGGGTATGGCCGAAGGACGGTAAACGTTATCTCGGTCAATGGATAAAGAATAACATTGAAAGAATTAGACAAGTTATGGGTAAATAAAGGAGTGTGCCAATGGAACTTATACAAGTAGAACTAAAGAAAACAAAGTTCTTTGCTTATCTATTTGATGGTAGTGAACAATCCGCCAAAGAATTTTGTAGGAAGTTTGGTTTACATTATCAGACGGATTTTATGGACAAAGAAAAGTTTTCAATAACATTACCAAACAACAAACGAGTGTACGCGGGAAACTATGTCGTCATTGACGGAAGTAACTTCACGCCATACACTCAAACAAATTTCATTGAAACGTTCAATACTCTACCGAATTACCGTCAAAGTGGATATTCATTCATGGCTGAAGATTGATATATGTCTCTAAATAAGTTTTTTGATTTAACTGAAGAAGAGAAAGAAGAAATCTTTTTCAAGAAATATTTTGGTGGCATACCGACCTCCGTTATGCAATTTGATAAATCCCCCGAACTCATGGACTTTATCGACGATACCGACTCCGTAGGAATCGTAAACGGCGGAACAGCAACCCCTCGTGGTGGTGGGTACGCAAAAAACATGAGATACTCAATCTACAACCCAACACAAGCAGAATTCATTTTGAAATACTACACAGAAGAAGGTCAAGATATTCTAGACCCATTCGCGGGACGAGGCACCCGTTCACTTATGTCTCTTCGTTTAGGAAGGAATTATTATGGGATTGATGTTTGCATCGGCACGGTACAGGACAATATCCGCAAGATTGAAGAAAAGAATTTCGGAAACCAAAAATGGGAAATCAAAGTTGGAGACGGAACTCGTCCCCACGAAGTCTTCCCCAATCAAACGTTTGATGCGATTTTTACGTGTCCTCCGTATTACAACATAGAAAAATATTCGGGGGGTGATGGCGACCTCTCACACCTCTCTGACATTCAATTTGAAGACCGTATCGGAGAAATGTTTCAAAACCTAAAGGGTATGGTAAAGAAATCAAACTACAAGGAAAAAAGATTTCATCCCATTATCTTCACGGTAGGAACAGTTAGACGTGGAGAGAGGGGTCTACTCGATATGGATTCTTTCTTTCAAGGTATGGCAGGGAATTGCGGTTTTACACTTCACGATAAATTGATTACGGTCAATCGGGCACCTGGGGCGGGATTCACGTTCCGTCGCAATTGGGATTACAAGTTTCTTTGTAAGACACACGAAACAACATTAGTTTTTTTAGATTATGAGGATGAACATGAGGATTGAAATAAACTCCCCACATATTAGACAAAAAGATTTAGAAAACAACATTACTCTTCCTGTAATTGTAAAGGTTATTGGTGAGTTCAACGAAGAGTCCGCGAAGTCACTTTATGCCGACTGTGATAGGGCTTTGACAACAGGACAGAAAATACTTCCTATCTTCATTGACTCATATGGTGGGTATGTTGACTCTCTTGTTGGAATGTTAGATTACTTTCAATCGTTTAGAGACAACGGGGTAGAGATTGTAACAATTGCTTGTGGTAAGGCAATGTCCTGTGGGGCTCTTCTTTTTGGAATGGGAGATAAGAGATTCGTTGGTAAGAGGTCTCGTATTATGTTTCATCGTGTTTCGGCTGGGTCATTTGGAAATCCCGATGATATGAAAACCGATGCAAAAGAATCTGAACGGTTAGAGAAGTTTATCTTTGAAGAAGTCTCAAAGAATATTGGAAAACCAAAGGGATGGTTGTTTGAACAGTTGAAGAAGAATAACTTTTCGGATTGGTATTTGAATGGAGATGAGGCGATTGAATCAAAGGTAGCGACGAAGATTGGTATTCCACAATTTACGTTTTCTATTGACACACATTTTGGATATAAGTAAGATTCTTCTTATATTGAAAGGAACTATAAAAGGAAGTTATGTATCAAAATATTTTCGTAAAGACAACGACGAATGAAGCATGGGTGTGGGATGACAAGAAGGGTCTCACTCACTTCAACTATACACCTTATGCGTACAAGAAAGACCCGAACGGAAAGTATCAATCACTTCACGGTGATAAACTTTCTCGTGTGACATCGTTTGTAAAGAATGACCCGAATCTATTTGAGTCGGATGTTCCTGAGACAACTCGTATTCTTGTTGATATGTATGGTGACTCGGATATGCCATCTGAAGGAATTGTAACGATGGCGTTTGACATTGAGGTCGAGATGATTACGGGAACTCCTGACCCGCAGTTGGGAAACAATGAAGTTACTTCTATTGCGTATCATGACTCTGCTACAAGTGAATATACGGTTCTCATCCTCGACAAAAGAAAGAGGGTAGAGAGCAAGACAATCGGTAACCGTCATATTGTTTCTTGTCAGAATGAGAAAGACCTTCTTCTAAAGTTTATTGATGCAATTCAGACAATCCGTCCACACGTCATGACAGGTTGGAACGTTGACAACTTCGACGTTCCGTATCTTTACAATCGTATCAAGAGGGTGTTGGGTAAGAAAGTGGCAAACCAACTTTCAACTATTGGTGAGATGTATTACTCTCCATACAGAAACCGATACTCTATCGCTGGTACTTCTATGTTGGATTACATGGTTGTGTACAAAAAGTTCTTCTATGGTGAACTTCCATCGTATGCTTTGAATGCAATCTCTATGAAAGAATTAGGACGTGGTAAGATTGAGTATGAAGGAAACCTTGATGCTTTGATGGAAAACGATATTGAAACCTTCATTGAATATAACATTACCGACGTTGAACTTATCCTTGAATTGGATAAGAAGTTACAGTACATTGACCTACTTCGAGCTATTTGCCACGTTGGTCACGTTCCGTATGAGGACTTCGTATATTCATCAAAGTATCTTGAAGGTGCTCTTCTAACGTATCTCAAACGAGCAGGAAACATTGTTGCTCCAAACAAACCAGCTGACCGACGTGAGAAGATGGAAGAGTTGAAGGAATCGGGTGAACAAGGTTTCATCGGAGCTTTCGTGAAAGACCCGATACCTGGTAAGTATGAATGGATGTACGACTTGGACTTGACATCTCTGTACCCGTCTATCATTATGACCTTGAACATCTCACCTGAAACAAAGGTGGCAAAGATTATGGATTGGGATGCTGATGAATTTATTCGTGGTCAAAAGGATGAGTACATTGTAAATGGTGAGACGGTAAGTAAAGAAAAGTTGGTAAAGTTCTTGGAAAAGTATAAGTACACCGTTGCATCTAATGGTGTGATGTATAACACAGACATTGTTGGTCTTATCCCAGCTATCCTAAACGAATGGTTTGACAAACGTGTTGAATACAAAGACGCGATGAAGAAGTGGGGTAAAGAAGGAGACAATGAAAAGTATGAGTTCTATAAGAAGCGTCAGTTGGTTCAAAAGATTCTTCTGAACTCTCTGTACGGTGTGTTAGGTCTACCAGCGTTTCGTTTCTACGATATTGATAATGCCGAAGCCGTAACTCTTTCAGGTCAAACCGTTATCAAGAAGACCGAAGCTGCAATCAATATGAAGTACAACAAAGAATTGAAAACAGATGACCTTGACTATGTTCAATACGTTGATACTGACTCTGTGTTTGTTTCGTGTTTACCACTCGTGAAGAATCGTTTTCCTGATATTGATACCAACGACGTTGAGTTGATGACGGGTAAGATTTACGAGATTGCCACCGAAGTTCAAAATTACGTTAACCACTTCTATGATGTGTTTGCTAAAAAGGTATTCAACACAGAGAAACACCGACTTGAAATCAAACAGGAAATGATTGGACGTACCGGCTTTTGGGTAAAGAAGAAGAGGTATGCTCTTTGGATTATCTCGGACAACGGTGTTCCGATGGACAAGTTGGAAGTGAAAGGACTGGACGTTGTTCGTTCTTCATTCCCGAAGTCATTCCAAAAGTTCATGAAGGAAGTTCTCGTTGACATTCTAAAGTCAAAGAATAAAGATGAGATTGATGAGAACATTCTAACATTCAAACGTCAGTTGGGTGAAGTTCTGTTTGCAGAAGTTGCTAAGAACTCTTCTATCAAAGACATCAAGAAGTATGAAGAACCAGTCAAGGATTCTGTTCTTGGTGCATTCGCAAAGGGAACACCATCACACGTCAAAGCCGCAATCAACTACAACAAGTTGTTGAAGATGTTCAAGTGTCCTGCTAAATATCCACCAATCAAAAACGGTGATAAGGTGAAGGTTGCGTATCTAAAGAACAACAGATTTGGTTTGGAAGAGTTAGCATTTCGTGGAGACTCTGACCCTGATGAAATTATCCAATTCGTAAAGGAACACTTTGATGCACACGAGTTGTTCAACTCTGAACTCGATGGTAAGCTTCGTGCTTTCTATGATGCACTCAAATGGGAATTTCCATCGGAACATAAAAAGAATGCACAAAAGTTTTTTTCTTTCTAAAAGATTTCGTATATTAGAACATTAGTAAAACAAACAGAGATGTTATGGAAACAAATATCATTTTAGAAGGCGACTGTATTGAATCAATGAAGAAGTTGCCGGATGCTTTTATCAACACCTGCGTTACTTCACCACCTTACTATGGTCTTCGTGATTACGGAGAAGATGGTCAGATTGGTCAAGAAGAAACACCACAACAATACATTGATAAGATGGTTGAAGTGTTTGCAGAAGTTCGTCGTATTCTTCGTGATGACGGAACTCTTTGGTTGAATCTTGGTGATTCATATGCTGGAAGTGGCAAGGGTGCTTACGGAGATGGTGTAGTTAGATTATCAGAGAAGTCAAAGATTCAAGCTGGTAGTAAAGGAACTACAACTGGAACATTCAAGAAGACAAGTGTCCAAACTTTGAAACCAAAGAATCTTATGGGTATTCCGTGGAGAACTGCAATGGCTCTCCAAGAAGATGGTTGGTATCTTCGTCAGGATATTATTTGGGCAAAGCCAAACCCAATGCCTGAGTCAGTCACGGATAGATGTACAAAGGGACACGAGTATATTTTCTTGATGACGAAAAACCCTGATTATTATTTTGACTACCAAGCTATCCGAGAACGTTCTGTTTCAAAGATGGACAGAGAACATCTTTCTCCGATTGGTGGAAAGAAGAACGCACTAAAACCTGGTTCGTATTCAGGTAATGCTCCAGAGAACGATGGGTTTAGAAACAAACGTTCTGTGTGGAATGTTCCTATCCGAGCAAAGTCATACGAAGGAGCACACTTCGCAGTTTACCCCGAAGACCTTATCACACCTTGTGTTCTTGCTGGTGCTCCCGAAGGTGGTATTGTTTTTGACCCGTTCTTTGGTGCAGGAACAACTGGTGCAGTTGCAATCAAGAACGGAAGAACTTACATTGGTTGTGAGTTGAATCCAGAGTATATTCAAGTTGCAAAGAATCGTCTTGACCCAATTCATCTCAAGGATGAGAATATGAAAAAGGCAGACGGTATTATTCAAAGTTACTTCCAATTCTAATGATAGATACCAACGTTATATTGGAAGGTGATTGCATCCAATCTCTGAAATCATTACCGGAAGGTATTGTAAATACGTGCATAACTTCGCCACCTTATTACGCTCTTCGTGATTATGGTGCGGATGGACAAATTGGATTGGAAAAAACACCTGAAGAATATGTCCAAAAGTTGGTAGAAGTATTCAGAGAAGTAAAACGTGTGCTCCGTGATGATGGAACTCTTTGGTTGAACTTGGGAGATAGTTATGTATCAAACCCAGGAGACCGAACAAAAGTTGGTGGGTTCCAAGCTAATCCAGATACTGACAGGGCGAAGGCAGAATCTGCAATGTCTCACAATAAGAAAACTGCTGGTCTAAAACAAAAAGACCTCATCGGTATTCCGTGGATGGTTGCATTTGCTCTTCGTAATGACGGGTGGTATCTTCGTCAGGATATTATTTGGCACAAACCAAATCCTATGCCTGAATCTGTATCGGATAGATGTACAAAATCTCACGAGTATATTTTCCTTCTTTCCAAGTCAAAGACATATTACTATGATGCGGAAAGTATAAAGGAACCGGTCAAACAAGATTGGGGAACAAGAGATAGAACAAACGGAAAGTATCACAATACCGGAACTGGCTTGAATCCACATACTGGATTACAAAAGTCATATGAGAAGGCAAACAAACGTTCTGTTTGGTCTATCACAACAAAACCATTTCACGGAGCACACTTTGCAACTTTCCCACCTGATTTGATTGAACCTTGTGTTATTGCAGGTTCACCTGAAGGTGGAATTGTATTAGACCCATTCTTCGGGTCAGGAACAACTGGTTTGGTCGCAATGAGAAATAATAGAAAATATCTTGGATGTGAACTAAATTCTGAGTATATTAGTATTGCGAATGAAAGATTGAAGCCAGTAGAAACAGAAATCAAAAACAAAGAAATTACAGAATCTCTTATTCAGAATTATTTTCAATTCTAACAAATAAATTTAGACAGGAGTAAATATGGAAAAGTCAAGGTTGATGAACTTCATTAGTAAGTATCACCTAAACGGTTTGGTTCAATCGGTTGCTTGGAACTCTAATGGTTCTCTTTCAACTCGGTTTATCTCTGACGATAAGTCGGTGGTAGGAGAAGTTCAGATGAACACATTCAACGGAACAAAGTCAAAGCTCGGTGTTTACAATACCGACCTTCTTGTAAAGTTGCTCGGTGTTCTTGGTAATGACATCAATTTCAATGTCAATCTTGCACAAGACAAGGCATTCTCACTTACACTTGACGATAACTCAACAACGGTAAACTATATGTTGGCTGACATGGCAGTTATTCCACCAACACCAGAGTTGAAGCAACTTCCTCCGTTCCAACTTACAATCAAGTTGACAAAGGAATTCATTGATAAGTTTATTCGTGCTAAGGGAGCTCTTCCTGAAATTGAACACTTTACTCTTGTCAAGAATCAAAAGTTGAATAAGTATCAAGTTGTTCTTGGTCATTCTAATCTAAACTCAAATCGTATCTCTCTTGATATTGATTGTGAAGTTAGTGAAGACATTGAACCGATTTCATTCTCAGCAAAGTATTTCCGTGAGATTCTTGCGGCAAACAAGGACTTGAATGGTGGAACACTCGCGGTATCATCAGAAGGTCTTGCTAAGGCAGAGTTTGAAATTGATGGATTTGAATCCAGATATTTCTTGGTTCGTCTGGAGAACAACTAATATATTTATGAGTATAGTTCGTGTCCTCCTCTCCCGTCCTTTGCGGCGGTGATGCGGCCGAACATTCTTTCAAAAGGGAGTTCGGCCGGACTCCCTTTTACATTTTCATCTATATTTATATGATATGTGTTGATTTATTTTTGGAGTAATTGATGATAAAACTAAAAGATCTTCTAAAAGAAGAAAGTTGGGAGAAAGAATTATACTCAGATTGGGAAAAAAGGTTCACAGTTGGTGTGGGCAATCGTAATTTCACATTAGGTGTAAAAAAACTTCTAACACGATTCTTTTATACGAATCCAAAATTCACAACTCAACATTCTCCAGATTCACCTAAAAACTATAAAAGAACTAAAAACAATAAATTCACGTTCAATGGTTATGAATATAGTAAAGACGAAGTGTTGACTTTACTAAAAAAATATCAAGAACAAGGTCTTACTGATGTTGATAAGGACGATGAAGAATCTATCGTGTATTATTTTGATAAATGGCCCAAAAAAGGAAGTGAGATTGAATTGACAAAAAACGATAATACTGCTCACTTTGTCAATGTGGATAATACAGGTAAACAAAAAATACTTCAAAAATGGAAAAATGCGAAGCCTGTTGATTATCAAGGATTGCTCATTTGGGAATGGGAAGAGAATGGTAAAACTAGAGCAATCACACATAGTTTAGACGATACATGGTTTTTGATGACTAAAGTCAATGGCGAAGATAAATTCAAGATAGATGATGTTCTATATGAACTTTAATAGTAATGGAGTAAAAAATGAAATTGTCAAGTAGAAAAGAACTTCTGAAAGAATCACAACTAACACTCAAATCAATCAAGGAGTCCTTGAATGAAGGACTAATCTCGGTAAAGGGTAAAATGATTGAAGAGCCAGAACAATATGTTGTCAGATGCCACACGGTAAATGATTCTCTAAAAAAACAAACGTATTATGCCAATAATATGAAAGTTGGTTATTATATGGCTGGTGAAGGTACTAATACTTTTGGTACTGATGACATAAACAAAGCAACCGTTCATACAACTGAGGACTCCCCTAATAAATATACGAGTGGAAAACCGCGCAGATTCTTATGGGGTCAATTGGCAAAAGATTTTTTACCTGGCGATTTCTTTGAACCAGTTCCTGTTGATGTAAAAATCACAAGAACCATAACGATAAAAAAATAATCTAAAACAAAGGGAACTTCGGTTCCCTTTTTCATTTGGAAATGTCCCAAAAATTTCGTATATTGTACTCATCTGATAACAATAAGGTTTCAAAATGTTCAATCCCCAACACACCCTCTATGTGGAAAAGTATCGTCCACAATCACTTGACACGTATATTGGAAACGAAACAATCAAGGAAACGTTCAAGCGATACCTACAATCAGGTGATGTTCCACACCTTCTTCTTTATGGTGATGCCGGTAGTGGTAAGACAACACTTGCAAAGATTGTAGCCAACACAGTTTCAAAAGACAATTACATTTACATAAATGCTTCCGATGAGAACTCCATTGATACCGTCCGAGACAAAATCAAGCAGTTCGCATCGTCAATCGGTTTCGGTGGTTTGAAGATTATCATCCTCGATGAGTCCGATTACCTTACTCCTAATGCACAAGCGGCTCTCCGTAATATCATGGAGACGTTTAGCAAAACAACACGATTCATCCTAACGTGTAATTATGTGGACAAGATTATTGACCCGATTCAATCTCGGTGTCAAATCTTCAACATCGTTCCCCCATCCAAGAAAGATGTTGCAGTTCACACGATGGGAATCCTTGAATCGGAAGGTGTGGAGTTCTCAAAGGAAGATTTAGCACAAATTATCAACATGACTTATCCTGATATTCGTCGTGTCCTGAATACAGTTCAACGTTGTATTCTTGATGGTAAGATGCAACTTGATAAGTCAACTCTTGTTCAAAATAACTTTTACTCAACCATTGTTGATATTCTAAAGTCAAGTAAGAACAAGAAAGAAAAGTACACAGAGATTCGTCAGATTCTTGCTGACAACTCAATCCGTGATTACAATCCACTCTTCCGTTATCTTTATGATAATGTAGAACAATTTGCGAATGGGTTTGTATCAACTGCGATTCTTATTATCGCGGAATCACAATACAAAGATGCAATGGTAGTAGACCATGAAATTAATGCGATGGCAATGTTTATTCAACTTATTATGGAAATAGATCAAAGGAAATAATATGAGCAATGTATTTGATATTGGCGGTGGAGAACAACAACCACAACGTGTAAATGTAAATCTCAACGAAGCACAAGATATTACTTGTGATAAGTGTGACGGTCATTTCTTTCATTCAGTAACCTTCTTCAAGAAGATTTCAGCTCTCATGTCTCCAACTGGTAAGGAAGCAATCGTTCCACTTGAAACGTATGCTTGCCTTGAGTGTGGAAATATCAATCCTGAATTTTTACCAACAGGGTATGGTCAGAATGGCTAAGACCTTGTTTGATTTGATAAAGGGTGTGACCAAAGATAAAATCAAATGGGAAGCCCTTGCCGAAGAAGACCAAAAGGTGTGGAATAACTTTATCATCACCCGTTGGTTTTCTATGGAAATGGAACTAACGGATGCCGTGAACGACTTTCAAAAGTATAGTAACGGCATCCTTACTTCCAAAGATTACTACAAATTACTCCACGATATTCTACCAAAGACAACATTCTATCTGAAGTACACCAAGAAAAAGAAAAAGATAGATATAGATTCACAATTTGTAGATTTATTCTGCCAACATTATCAACTTGGTAAGAAAGTAATTTTTGAGTATATTACAGACCTCGTAAGAATAAATCCAAACGAACTTGTTTCTGTTTTGGAATCTTATGGTACAAAAAAAGAAGATGTGGAAAAATTCAAGAAACAAATAAAGACATTACAATGAGGAATAAGATGGCAATAAAAGAAATTGACTTGGGTAAGAAGAAGGATGAGAATGACATCATTGCCCAAATGGAAGAGAAGTTTCCAATTATGACTACGGACTTCAAGAGAATTCAACGTGAACAGTATGAACTCTTTTGCCGTAAGCAATCTAACTACGGACCAGATAACATTTCATTGGGAACAACTCTTGAAAGAGAACAAGATAGAAAGTTGTCACTTCAAGGTTTGTTCTTTCGATTGAACGATAAAATAAATCGGTATAAGCAAATGATTATGTTTGGTTCTGCCGATGCCGTCGGTGAATCACTCGAAGATACATTCAAAGATATTTCAGTCTACGGTATCATTGCACAACTCGTTCAAAACGGTAAGTGGGGTAAGTAATGCCTTCTTCGCGAATTTCCTTTTCACAATATCAAATGTGGAAGGGATGTCCTCATCGTTGGAAACTAAATTACATTGATAAGGTTTCTGTTCCTTCTCCATCAATCGCTCTCGTGTTTGGAACTGCCATGCACGAAGTTCTTCAGATGTATGTAGAGATGTTATATCGTTCTACTGTTGAAGAAGCAAACTCACTTCCACTTGAAGACCTTCTAAAAGAAAAGATGGGTGTGGAGTATAAGAAGATGTTGACTGAAAACAATGATGAACACTTTTCGCATCGCGATGAAATGCAAGAACACCTAATGGATGGTATTGAAATTATCCGTTGGTTCAAGGCACACCGTGAAGAGTTCTTTATGAAGAAGGGTTGGGAACTTGTTGGTATTGAAAAGCCAATCAACATCATTCCTGTTGAGTCAAATCCAAATGTTCGTCTTGTTGGTTTCCTCGACTTGGTGATGCGAGATTTGAAAACCGGTAAGATTCATATCTACGATTTCAAAACATCAACAAGTGGTTGGAACAAATACACAAAGGCAGATAAGGTAAAGACATCACAACTTGTTCTTTACAAAACATTCTATGCCAAACAATATGATATTCATCCTGATGATATTGAGATTGAGTATCTTATTTTGAAACGTAAGATAGCCGAAGATGCCGAATATGCAGCGATGAAGAAACGTGTTCAACGATTTGCACCTTCTCACGGTAAGGTTTCACAAACTCAAATCCTGAAAGAGATTCAGATATTTGTTGAAACGGCATTTGATTCAGAAGGTAATAAGAGAACAGATATTTACTATCCACCAATTGAAGGCGAAAAGAAAAAGAATTGCCGTTGGTGTGAGTTCAAAGATAGAGATGATTTATGTCCAATAAAGAACAGGGTTCAATAATGAAGTACGCATATACATTTGATGATATTCAAATTATTCCAAAGTATTCAGAGATAGAAAGTCGTAGTCAATGTGAACTAAGAACTAAATTCACAAAAAGATATGTTATCGGAACACCACTTGTCTCTTCACCGATGGACACAGTTTCAGATTCAAAGATGTGTCTTGCTATGGCATCACATGGTGGTGTTGGTGTAGTTCATAGATTCATGAGTATCGGTGAACAATCAAACCAATCTCGTAAGATAAAAGAACAAGAGAAGTTAGTTGCTGCGGCTATTGGTGCAACAGGTGATTATCAAGAACGTGCACAAGAACTTATAAACGCAGGTGTTATTGTTCTTCTTATTGATGTTGCTCACGGTAACACAAAACAAGTAAAAGATGCAATCAAGTGGTGTAAGGAAAATCTTCCTGAATATGTTGATGTGATTGCCGGTAATGTTTCCACTCGTGAAGGTGCAAGAAATCTGGCAGAGTGGGGTGCCGATGCAATTCGTGTTGGTATCGGTAACGGTTCTCTTTGTGAAACAAGAATTAGAACTGGAGTTGGTATTCCACAAGTAACTGCACTAATTGAATCTATTGCAGGAGTGGAAGAAACAGGACTTGATATTCCTATCATTGCAGACGGTGGAATCAAGATGACAGGCGATGTTGCAAAGGCACTTTCACTTGGTGCAGATTCTGTGATGTTGGGTTCACTTCTTGCAGGGACTCGTGAATCCCCCGGTGAAATTCATCGAATGGGAATGTGGCCTAATGAACAACTCTTCAAGAAGTACCGTGGTTCTGCCTCTGCTGAAGTAAAGCAAGTTCATGGTTTAGAAGAAAAGAACGTGGAAGGTAATTCAAAGTTGATTCCTTACAAGGGTAAGGTTGAACGTATTATCAATGACATCAAGGATGGGGTTCGTTCTTCAATGTCTTATGTAAATGCAAAGAACATAACAGAATTCCATGTAAATTCTGAACACGTTTTGATTACACAGAATGGTTTGATTGAAGCCAAACCACACTTGTTATTGTAATCGTTTTTTCGTATATTGATATTTATTGAAAACAAAAGTTTCGTAATCAAAGGTTTCGTATGGCAAAGAAAAAGATTCTACTCTTATCAGACGATTTACGTCTAACAAGCGGTATTGCAACCGTTTCTCGTGATATGGTTATAGGCACAGTTCACAAGTATGATTGGGTTCAAGTTGGTGCCGCTATCAATCACCCCGATAAAGGAAAGGCACTTGACCTTTCAGAAGACGCAAAAAATGTAACAGGCGTTCAAGACGCATCAGTAAAGATTTTTTGTAACGATGGATATGGTGACCCATTTCTTATTCGTAATCTAATTCAGGCTGAAAAGCCGGATGCTATTCTTCACTTCACTGACCCACGTTTTTGGGATTGGTTGTACGCTATGGAAAATGAAATCCGTACACAAATTCCACTTATGTACTTAAACATTTGGGATGATATTCCAGATCCATATTGGAACAAAGAAGCGTATTCCAGTTGTGATTTGCTCATGGCAATTTCAAAACAAACATACGGAATCAATCAAAGAGTTCTTACTAGATTTGAAGGTAATGTATCTCCTACAAGAATTACATATGTTCCTCACGGAATTGATACCAATATGTTCCATCCAATAGAAATGGGTGATAAATATTGGAACGACTTGCTAAGTGAATCAAATAAAATTCGCGGAAACAATAAAGAAAGATTTGTTGTATTCTGGAATAACAGAAATATCCATCGCAAACATCCAGGTGATGTAGTTCTTGCGTATAAACATATGTGCGACCAAATAAAGAACAATGGAGGAGACCCACAAAAAGATGCAATACTTGTAATGCACGGTGCACCAGTTGATCCGAACGGAACAGACCTTACTGCAGTAGTTGCAGAACTTTGTCCTTATCCTGTAATGTTCTCTGATAAGATTTTACCTGGAGAAGCACTAAACATTCTATACAACGTTGCCGACGTTGTTGTAAATATGGCATCCAACGAAGGGTTTGGTCTCGGAACAGCAGAAGCAGTTTCTGCTGGAACACCAATAGTTGTGAACGTCACAGGTGGTCTACAAGACCAGTGTGGTTTTATCAATCCAAAAACAGGTAAGTATTTTACTGCCGATGATTATATTGAAGTAAAAACTCTACACAGAAAAGATGAGTGGGGAACACTTGAACATGGCGAATGGGTAAAGCCAGTTTGGCCATCAAATATCTCCCTTCAAGGTTCAGTACCAACACCATATATTTTTGATGACCGTGCAGACTTCCGTGAAATTGGTAACGCACTATATGAATGGTATAAGACACCGAAGGAAGAAAGAAAGTCTGCTGGCCGTAAGGGTGTTGAGTTTATCAAAAACCCTGAAGTAGGTATGAGTCGTGACAATATGTGTCAACGTGTTGTTGACAGTATTGAAGGTTGTTTCCAAAACTGGCAACCTGCAAAAAGATTTGATTTACACATGATATAAGGATAATGTATGAATAATAAACCAAACTTAGTATTTTGTGGACCGGTTGCAACACGTAGTGGATATGGTGAACACGCCAGAGATTTATTGACATCTCTATTTGAAATGGATAGATTCAATATCAAAGTCATTTCGATAAATTGGGGAATGACTCCAATGAATGCACTTGATGAAAGTAATCCAGAACATAAAAGAATACTTGATGCAATAATTCCAGGTATGCAAGAACAGCCAGATATTTGGATGCAATGTACAATCCCAAATGAATTTCAACCAGTCGGAAAATACAACATTGGAATAACTGCTGGTGTTGAAACAGATTTATGTTCTGGTGAATGGATTGAAGGTTGCAACAGAATGAATCTTGTTATTGTACCGTCCAAACACGCAAAAGATGTATTCATAAATACAAAATATCAAAAGAGAGATAAAACAACAAATCAACCAATTGGTCAAGTGGAAATAAATGTTCCTATCGAAGTTTTACATGAAGGACTACGATTAGATGTGTATGATAGAAAGGCACCAATAGAAGAATCAATACAAACTTCATTGTCCAATATCAAAGAAGATTTTTGTTACCTATTCGTCGGTCATTGGTTGAAGGGTGATTTTGGAGAAGATAGAAAAGATGTTTCAGGACTTATTTATACATTTTTAGAAACATTTGGTGATACTGAAAATCCACCTGCACTTATTATGAAATCTTCCGGTGGATCATTTTCTATAACCGATAGAAGTAGAACTATTGAAAAAATAAATCTTATAAAGAAGATGAGTAAGAAAACAAATTTACCAAACATTTATCTTCTGTATGGTGACTTGACTGACAAAGAAATGAACTCACTTTATAATCACGAAAAAGTAAAAGCTTTCGTTTCATTCACAAAGGGTGAAGGTTATGGTAGACCTATAGCGGAATTTATTACAACAGGAAAACCGGTCTTGGTATCGGGTTGGAGTGGTCAAGTGGATTTTGTAAACCCTGCTTTTCATGTATATCTCGATGGAGAACTAAATCCGGTTCATCAGAGTGCAATTTGGGAAGGTGTAATCAATAGCGGTTCTTCATGGTTTAGAGTAAATTATCAAGCCGCAGGTGCAACAATGCGTGAAGTGTGTAAGAAGTATAAAAACTATCTATCTAATTCAAAGAAATCGGTAAATGAAATAGAAACAAAATGGTCGTTTGATGCTATGACTAAAAAATTTGATGACTATTTGTCACAATACCTACCGAAGTTCGCACAGAAAATTCAGTTGAATCTTCCCAAATTGAAGAAGGTGGAGTAATGATTTCTTATACAACATCTGCATTTGATGAAGACAAAGAACTTGATAAGTTACTTTTTACTCTATCAAAGAGTATAACAGATGATGATGAGGTAATAGTTCAATTAGATGCCGATAGAGTAACAGATTCTGTTAGAAAAGTTTGTTCTCTTTATCAAGAAAAGATTCCATTCTTCAAAGTTATTGAGTTTCCATTGAACAACGACTTTGCATCTTTCAAGAATAATCTACTTACTCATTGTTCAAAAAAGTGGATATTCAATATTGATGCCGATGAAATACCGGCGAGCAATTTGTTCTTGATTCTTCATGATGTTCTTACTCAAAACGATTCTGTTGAAATGTTTTGGGTTCCAAGATGGAATACCGTTGAGAACATAACGGAAGAACATATCGCGAGATGGAGATGGAAGTATGATGAATGGGGTAGAATAAATTGGCCAGATTGGCAAACACGAATCTATAAGAACAAAGAAACAATCCGTTGGCAAAATAAAGTCCACGAAAGACTGAATGGCTACGAAACATATTCCTTCTTACCAGAAGATAAAGATTGGTGCTTGTTTCATAACAAAACAATAGATAGACAAGAAAAACAAAACAATTACTACAATACGATAGGATAGTGATATGAGAAAAAAAGTTTGGTATGCTCCGAATAAGTTTGAATCTTACGGAGAAGAAGAAATCAAAGCAGTCGAGGAATGTTTACGAGATGGATGGATTGCAGGATTTGGTCCGCGGTCTATAAAATTTGAAGAGATGGTTGCAAAATACTTCGGTAAGAAGTATGGTGTATTTGTAAACTCCGGTTCATCCGCTTGTTTACTCGCACTCGCTTCCCTACAACTCCCAAAGGGTAGTGAAGTAATCACACCATCTTGTACCTTCTCAACAACAGTTGCACCAATGGTTCAACTTGGTTTGAAACCAATCTTCTGTGATGTTGGACTAAACACATACGTTCCATCAGTTCAAGATGTGATTGCTCTAATCAATGAGAATACCCGTGTCATTATGATTCCAAATCTCATTGGTAATAAGCCAGATTGGAAAGCAATCCGCCAACACCTTATCAGTATAAATCGTGAAGATATTATTCTTATCGAAGATTCTGCTGATACAATGACTTACACAGAAGAGACTGACATCTCAACAACATCGTTCTACGCTTCTCACGTAATCACCGCTGGTGGTTCTGGTGGTATGGTAATGTTCAATAGTGAAAAGTTCAGAGACGTTTCTCTTCAGTTCCGTGATTGGGGTCGTATTGGAAATAACGCAGAAGAAGTTGACCAACGTTTCAATCACCAAGTAGATGGAATCCCTTATGACTTCAAATTCCTTTATGGTGTTCTTGGATATAACTTCAAGTCATCTGAAATGAACGCGGCATTTGGTCTTGTTCAAATGGAAAAGTTGGATAAGTTTGTTGAAATTCGTCGGAACAACATCAAGAGGTATTTGGAAAATCTACAAGACGTGAAAGAGATTCTTCTTCCAGATGATTCGATTGAACCGAACTGGTTGGCAATTCCACTTCAATATGAAGATCGTCTTGGACTTCTTACTTATCTCGAAGAACAAGATATTCAAACTCGTGTTACATTTGCAGGAAACATTACACGTCATCCTGTTTACCGTGAATATCTACAACCATTTCAAAACGCAGATACAATTATGAAAAATGGTTTTCTTCTTGGTGCCCATCATGGAATGTCAATTGATGATGTAGATTATGTGTGTGACCAAATAAAGGAATATATCTCTAATAGATAATATGGATAATAAGTTTCGCATTCTTATCAATTCTTATAACAATTCTGATTGGGTTGAATATAATATCACCAGTGTTTTGAATCAAACATATAAGAACTATGAAGTATATTTTGTTGATGATGAATCAACAGACAATACTTTTTCAAAGGTAACTCGTTTGACAGATGGTGATACTAGATTTAAAATAATTCGTAACGCAAAAAACATGGGTGGAACATACAATCATCTCCACCATTCAACACTTGAATTGAAAGATGATAATACAATAATCTGTTTGTTGGATGGAGACGACTGGTTGTACGATATTACAGTCCTTGAAAAACTAAATGAATTCTACAATCGGTTTGACGTATGGATGACTTATGGCGGTATGATTGTGTATACGGATAATGGGCTTGTAGAAGCTAATCCACAAAACTCACATTATCCTGATGAAGTACATATGAATAAATCGTATCGTCAAGACGTATGGAGGGCATCACATCTTAGAACATACCGTGCATACTTATGGAAATCCGTTGATACAAATGATATGCGTGAACTTGAAAACAAAAACTATTATAGTCATGCGGGAGATTTGGCATTACAATTTCCCTGTTTAGAAATGTGTCCAAAAGAAAAGATAGGAGTCGTTCCATTTCAAACATATGTTTATAATGCAACACAAAAAAATACAATCAGGACTTCTCAAAGACAAATGGATTCAAGACATTGGGATATTGAGAATGAAATAAGAAATAGAAAACCGTATAATGAAAAGACACATTTTGGAAAATAAATAACATGAAAAAAATTTATTCAAAAGTCATCTCTGAAAAATTATTACACGTAATTGTTAATAAAGATGATTTCAAATCAGGAAGACAAGACGTAATTGAAGACTCACAGTTTATTCAATGTTCCATGTTACAGATGGAAGCTGGAAAAACATTTCGTCCTCACAAACATATATGGAAGGAGAGAACACGAAATGTTATTGCACAAGAAAGTTGGGTAATTATTCGTGGTAGTGTTGAGGCGATTTTGTATGATCTCGATGACACTATTTTAGAACGAGTTGTTTTGAATGAGGGTGATGCCAGTTTCACACTCGAAGGTGGGCACAATTATAGAATACTCGAACAAGATACTCTCGTATACGAATACAAGACCGGTCCATATGAAGGACAACTCTTCGATAAAGAATTCATAGGCGATACCGATGGAATCTATTGACATCTATATTCATCCAGATGCCGAATTCAAAATAAGACCACATTTGGGAAACCACATTGCAATAGATAAAGGAGTTTACTGCACGGTAAACTCATCAATTGGAAGTTATACACATATCAGTCCTTACGTGACAATAATTGGAGGGAAGACAGGTCAGTTTATATGTGCGGGATTTAATAACATTATGGCTGGCGCTAGAATAATCTGTGGGTCAGATCGTTTTGACGATAGTGGTTTATTTGGATCAATGATTCCTAAAGAACTAAAAGGTCGTCAAATAATAGAACCGGTAATAATGGAAGAATTTTCAAACATAGGAACGAACGCAATCGTACTTCCAGGTTCAACTCTTCGTAAAGGTGTGTTACTTTCAGCCGGTAGTTTATTGATGGGTGATACAGAAGAATGGGGTGTGTATAAAGGAAATCCCGCAGTTCTTGTAAAAAAGATTGATGGTAGTAAAATAATTGAAAATGCACGTAAACTTGGTTATGGGGAATAATATGTTTGAAGTAGTACAACAGTTTGAAAAAGAAATTGCATCATTCTTTGGTTCACCGTTTGCAGTTGCTGTAGATAGTTGCACTCACGGTATAGAACTTGCACTTCGTCATCTGGACGTAAAGAAAATATCAGTTCCAAAGAGAACGTATCTGTCAGTTCCATTTCTTGCGAACAAAATGAATATTGAATTGGAATGGCGAGAAGAAAATTGGGTAAACTACTATCACGTATCTGACAGAGTTATAGATGCTGCAGTTCTTTGGAAAAAAGATTCTTACATACCAAACACGATGATGGGAATAAGTTTCCAATATCAGAAACATCTTTCACTTGGTCGTGGTGGTGTTCTTTTATTAGATGATGAATTTGATGCGATAGAAATAAAGAAGATGTCATATGATGGTCGATTACCAATGATACCTTGGCGAGAACAAAACGTATCAACTTACGGCTATCATTATTACATGACACCCGAAACTGCAAAACTCGGATTAGAAAAATTACCAACGGCAATTGAAACAACTCCAAGACAATGGATAGTGACTGATTGGCCTGACCTAACACAAATGGATATATTCAAGAAAGGATAATATGAAGAAGGCATTTATTACAGGAATCGGTGGTCAAGATGGAAGTTATCTTGCAGAACATTTGATTACACTTGGATATGAAGTCCACGGTATAGTAAGAAGAAACTCTGTTTCAGAACAACAACAAACTCGTATTGACCATCTTACAAAAAACGTAAAGGTTTATTACGGAGACCTACTTGACCAATCAGGATTAGAAAGATTACTTCGAGAAATACAACCTGATGAAATTTATAATCTTGCGGCACAAAGTCATGTTCGTGTATCTTATGATATTCCACAGTTTACAGTTCAAACAAATGCAGTTGGTGTATTGAACATACTCGAAGCATATCGAAGTGCTTGTCCTAATGCAAAATTCTATCAGGCAAGTTCATCTGAAATGTTTGGAAGTGCCGTTGATGAAGATGGTTATCAACGAGAAACGACTCCAATGAGACCTGTGTCTCCATATGGTTGTTCAAAAGTATTTGGTTTTAACATTGTTCGTAACTATCGTCACGCCTACAAACTTCACGCAAGTAACGGAATACTTTTCAATCACGAATCACCGAGACGTGGTTCAAACTTTGTAACAAACAAAGTTGTAAAAACGGCAGTTCAAATCAAGTTAGGTCTTACGGATAAACTTGAACTTGGTAACTTGGATGCTTATCGTGATTGGGGTCACTCAAAAGATTATGTTAGAGCGATGCATCTTATTCTTCAACAAAGTGAACCTGATGACTGGGTAGTTGCAACGGGAGAGACTCGTTCGGTTCGTGATATGTGTAAATATGTATTTGGTAAATTAGAACTAAACTATGAAGATTATGTAATTCAAAATCAAAAGTTTCTGCGCCCAGAAGAATTACCATACTTGAAAGGTGACTCAACAAAAATTAGAACAGAACTCGGATGGCAACCGGAATATACATTTGAAATGATGATGGACGAAATGATAGAATCTTGGATGGAATATTTCAATAGGAATAGACAATGAGCTTCATCACACAAAATATACCTGACATCGGAGGACTTGCGTCACAGATACAACAGTATGCAGCATTATACGCCGTTGCAAAAGATAATAATAAGGAAATTGTATTTTCAGAAAAAATGAAAACAAATGGAGTGGGTTTTCAATTTTCAAGAATTTTGGATATACCCATTAGATTTGAACCAGACTCATTCTTCAAAGATTTTGAAAATGTAAATCTAAATGGTTATACAATGTTTGATGAAAATGTATTTCACCTGAACCCAAACGTGAACTATAACGTAGATGGTAGATTTGATTTATTTCATTACTGGTATCCAAAATATAAAGATGTTGTTTTGAATTGGTCTTGGAATTCCGACTACTATCAGAGGGCAGAGAAACGACTGAAACAAATTTGTCCTAATGATAAAGAACTTGTATCAATTCATGTAAGACGCGGAGATTACCTATTGCCGCAACACAATCATTTTTGTATATTGGGATTAGATTATTATAACGAAGCGATTTCTAATTTCATGGAAGATATAGAAAAATATCATTTTGTTGTTTTCTCTAATGATATAGTGTGGTGTAGAGAAAATCTCATAGAAGGGGATATGGTAACATTTGTAGAACCAGGAGCAGAAGACTTTGGTTGGTCAGCTCCATCTGAAAGTGGTATTGAAGATTTGATTTTGATGAGTATGTGTCATCACAATATAATAGGTAATAGTTCATACAGTTGGTGGGCAGCGTTCAAGAATACAAACAAAGATAAGAAGGTTGTTTGCCCAAAGAACTATCTTCGAGATTATAGTAGTTTCCGCCACATAAATGGAAATTACTATCCCGAAGAATGGATAGCAATTGATAACTATAATAGGTAATTTATGAAGAAAATAGTTTACGTTACTGGGTGTCTTGGATTTATAGGTTCATATGTAACCCGTGCTTGTTTAGAACGAGGTTGGTATGTAAAGGGTATTGATAAGATGACATATGCTGCAAATAAAGATTTGCTTGATGAGTTTAGTTCGTATGAAAACTTTTCATTCACTAATTGTGATATAAACGATTTAGAATTTTTGTATGACTGTGATTATGTTATCAATACCGCCGCTGAAACTCACGTTGGTAACTCTATTGTAAAGAGTGATGATTTTGTTTACTCAAACATAAATGGAGTTCATAAGTTGTTAGAACTTCTGAGGAATTATCGCCAAGAAAATAATAGAACACCGATACTTTTACATTTCAGTACAGACGAAGTTTACGGTGATATATCTGAAGGTTCTCATACAGAAACAGATATGTTGAAGCCATCCAATCCATACTCTGCTACAAAAGCTGCGGCAGATATGTTGATACTTGCTTGGGCAAGAACATACAATACTCCTTATGTAATTATAAGACCTACAAACAATTATGGAATTGGTCAGTATGTTGAAAAACTAATTCCAAAGGCAGTAAAGTATCTTAGTATTGGAAGACAGATTCCTCTTCATAATAATGGTGAACCATTTAGAAATTGGTTACATGCAAAAGATTCTGCGAGTGCCGTTATGACTATAATTGATTCCGATGTCAAGAATGAAATCTTCAACATCTGTGGTGGACTTGAGAAGAAAAATATAGAAGTGGTGTCCGTCATAATAAAGGAAATGTTTGGAGATGTAAATATAAATGACTATATTGACTTCTCAACAAAAAGACCTGGAATTGATGTTAGATACGCACTTGATGATTCAAAGTTGAGGAGTCTTGGTTGGAAGCCACAAATGGATTTTGAAAAAGAAATTGTGAAGATTGTAAATCACTACAAGGGAAAATTCATATGGTAATTTACATAGATATAGATGAAACAATTTGTCACAGTCCAAATGTTCCTGATTATACAATTAGTCATCCAATAGTTGAAAACATAGAAAAGGCAAATGCACTTTACGATGAAGGTCATACGATTGTGTATTGGACAGCTCGTGGTACAAAGACTGGAATTGATTGGAGAGAACAAACTGAAAAGCAATTCAAGGAGTGGGGAGTGAAGTATCACGACCTAAAGTTTGGTAAACCAAACTATGACATATTTATAGATGACAAGAACATGAATACAAATGATTGGAATAACAAAATTATAGAAGAAATGTTTTATGATAGTAGAACAAGTTGATTCGGAACAGCCAAGTTTACATTGGAAATACATTGAGTGCAATGGTAAAGTTGCAGTAGATTTTGGTTGTGGTAGATGGGAACATATCGAATTTAGAGATCCATCTTGGCCAACAACACCAGAGTATTTAGCTCAGTTAGGTGCATCAAAAGTATATGCATTTGATATTGACCAGAATGAAATAAATTGGTATATTGAAAATGTAACGCCCACATATCCACAAATAACTCCAATTTGTTCTGATATAAATAGTGTAGATGTTGTTAGGGGTATTTATAATCAATATAAACCAGATGTCATAAAATGTGATATAGAACACAATGAAAGATTTATTTTAGAATTATCCGATGAAGAATTTTCTATTCCAAGTTTTTATGCATTAGAAACTCACACCGATAATTTATATCAGGCTTTTTTTGATAGATTCAATGCTTTGAATTATGAAGTAATATCAACAATAGATTTGGTTCACGCTCCACCAATGAAAGTTATTTTCGCAAAAAAGAAAAACTAAAAAATGTTAAAGGTTATGGTACAAAACAAAAACGAAATATTTGAGAATCTATTTGTTCTTGAAGCTGCAAACAATCACTGGGGTTCAATTGAACGTGGTAAAAAGATTGTTCGTGAGTTTGCAAAAGTAGTAAAGGCGAATGGAGTAAAGGCAGCAATCAAACTTCAATTCCGAGACGTAGATAACTTTATCCACAAAGATTTCAAGTCATCGGGTGAAGGTGAAGAACTAACGAAACTCCCAAAGAGACTTCGTTATATTCAGAAGACTGCAAAGACAAAACTTTCCTATGATGAGTTCAAGGAATTGATTGAGTACATTCGTAAACACGATTGTATTCCAATGTCTACTCCGTTTGATGAAAAGTCTGTGGACTGGTGTGTTGATATGAACTTGCCGATAATCAAAGTCGCAAGTTCAGATATAAATGATTGGTTTCTTTTGAAGAAGATTGCTTCAACAAAAAAGCCAGTTATTATTTCAACCGGTGGTGCAAATGATAAACAAATTGATGACGTGATTAGATTCTTCACTAACAGAGATATTCCAATTGCAGTGAATCACTGTGTATCAAAATATCCAAGTGAAGACAATGAATTAGAGTTGAATCAAATTGATTATCTAAAAGAGAGATACCCAAATCTCGTCATAGGTTTATCAACACACGAGTACCACGACTGGCATTCATCAATGTATATTTCATATGCAAAAGGTGCAAGAACGTGGGAACGTCATATTGATATTCCATATCCCAATGGTCACGAACAAAAAGAAGTTTCATCTTATTGCTCTCTCCCACATCAAGTTGATGAGTGGTTCAAAGCATTCAACAAATCCGCAATTATGTGCGGTGATACCCACGGAAAACGTCGGGTGATAGATGAAAAGGAATCAAATTACCTCCACTCACTTTACCGTGGCCTTTACTTGAAGAGAGATATAAAGGCAGGGGAAAAAATTTGTGCAGAAGATTTGTATTCTGCGATTCCATACTTGGAAGAAAAAGGTCAAGTATCATCACGGGATTTTATTGAGGATGATGCCACGGCAAAAGTTGACATCAAAAAAGATTCACCATTGTTGAGAGAAAGCATACAATAATGAAAGTTTCGGATATTGTAATTCAGTTCTTACAAGAAAAAGGAATAGACACAACATTTACAATTTCGGGTGGCGGGTGTATTCATCTAATAGATTCACTCAGAAAATCTAATATGAATGTTGTTTGTCCTCACCACGAACAAGCTGCTTTGATTTCTGCAGAAGGTTATACTCGTATGAACGGAAAAGTTTGTGCGAGTGTTGTAACAACAGGGCCAGGTGGAACAAATGCAATCACGGGTCTACTCGGTTTATGGTTGGATAGTATTCCATCAATAATCATATCAGGTCAAGTTCCAACAAATCAATTGTCAGAAGGAACCGGTTGTAGACAAATCGGAGACCAAGAGTTTGATATTGTGAGTGTTGTAAAACCGATGACGAAATATGCGACGATGGTAAAGAATCCAATGGATATTTACAAAGTATTAGAACAAGCATATTCAACTGCAACATCAGGAAGACCAGGACCAGTATGGATTGACATTCCACTTGATGTTCAAGGTGCTAACATAAATGAAGAAGAGTGTTATCACTACGAAGTGTTTGATGAAGACCCACACTTTATGTCCACATATGTGACTGATTTTGAAAAGATGGTGACATCTGCAAAGAAACCACTCGTTATTGTTGGTAATGGTATAAGACTTTCAGATACAACAAACGAACTTCAAGACTTCTTGGATAAGACAGGAATCCCAATCGTAACTGGTCCACATTCTGGTGTTGATGTTGTTGATAACACGTATCAGTATTATGCTGGAAGAATTGGAATACTTGGTCAACTAACATCAAACCAAATTGTTCAAGATGCAGACTTACTTATTTGTCTTGGAACAAGATTGCCCGTGAAGATGACTGGTTATAATATTCCAGAATTCTCACCGAACTCAAAAAAGATTATGGTAGATATTGATAGGTCTGAAATTAGAAAACACAAATTCCAAATTCATCTTCCGATAATTGCAAACCTAAAAACATTCTTCCAAAAGATCTCTGATTTGAAATATGATGTTGATATTTCAGATTGGCAAAATAAAGTATTGGAACTTCGCAGTGGGCAAAAGTATTATCATCCAAAACACGAATCGCTAAAAGAGTATGCGAGTTTTTATTATTTGATGGATAAGGCACCGAAGATATTTGGTGATACTCCAATCGTAACAAGTAACGGAACTGCACACGTAGTAACACTTCAGAACTATCGTATCAATAAGAACCAACGTGTATTTACAAACGTTGGTTGTGCAAGTATGGGATATGGACTACCGGCAGCAATCGGTGCCTGTGTTGCTAACAATAACCAACCTGTTATTTGTATAGAAGGTGATGGTAGTATAATGATGAACCTACAAGAGTTACAAACTCTGAAGGGATATAATCTTCCTGTGAAGACAATCATTGTAAACAACGATGGTTATCTTTCAATCAAACTAACACAAGAGTCATTCTTTGCCGGTCAAGAATTTGCAAGTGGTAGAGAAAACGGAGTTACAATTCCTGATTTCAAATCTGTGTCATCCGCATTTGGATTACCATACAACTCAATCAAATACAACTCAGAAATTGAAGATGGTTTGAAATGGATGATGGAACAAACTGAACCTTGTATTCTTGAAGTCTTCACTCATCCAAAAGAAAGACACGAACCAAAAGTAACTCATAAGGGAATTGATGAGAACGGAAAGATTATTCCAGGAACTCTCACCGATATGTTTATCTCGGAGACATTCTAATGAAAGTAATTCTAACAGGAAGTACCGGCGGTATTGGTTCTGCAATTCTAAATGAGTTGAAACAAAAATCAATTGATGTTGTAGAAATAAATTCATCAGAAATTGATTTTTCAAAAGACTTTGATATTCGTAGTGTTCCTGTTGATGGTCTTATTTATTGTGCAGGAATCAATCACGTAAATGTTTATGACCAAATAAATGACCAACAAATGATTGACATTATGAATGTCAATACATTTGGATTCATACGTCTCTGTCAGAAACTACAATTCAATGAAGGTAGTAATGTAATCGCAATTGGTTCTCTTTACTCAACGGAAACAAAAGCTGGTAGACTATCTTACACAATGTCTAAACACGCAATGTATGGTGCAGTAAAAACTCTTGCCCTTGAAATGGCATACAACAAAGTAAAAGTGAATATGGTATCCCCAGGTTTTGTAGATACCCCACTTACTCGTAAGAATAATACCGATGAACGAATACAACAACTAAATAATTCTATTCCGTTAGGACTAACTTCCGCTTCCGAAATTGGAAAAGTTTGTGTATATTTGATGACAATCAATAATGCAATTACAGGTCAGAACATCATCGTTGATGGTGGTTATAGTTTAGTTGGAGTATGATATGCAAACGTTCAATATCAATGGTGTAGAACTCACGGCAGATGACGAGTTCAAATCTACATTCACAATAAATTCACACCCCGAACCTTACACGGTTCACTTCAAACAGTTTCAGAATTCATTTGAAGAAACAGATGTTGTTCTTGTTGATTCAAATGTCCAACGTCTTTATTCGGTAAACCACGATAAGATGATTGTTGTTGAAGCAACTGAAGAAAACAAATCAATGGAAAGTGTGTTGTCTATTTGTCAACAACTTCTCCAATTCAATTTCAATAAAGGAAACCGACTTGTTGTAATCGGTGGTGGAATAATTCAAGACTTGGGTGCGTTCACTGCAAAGGTTTTCAAACGTGGAGTTGATTGGGTATTCTATCCAACAACATTACTTTCACAATGTGATAGTTGTATTGGCGGAAAGACTGCATTGAACTTCAGTTCTTATAAGAACCAACTCGCACTTTTCTCTGCACCATCCGAGGTTATCATTGACACAAATTTTCTGAAGACTCTTACTGAAGAAGATATGACTTCTGGCTACGGTGAAATTGTCAAACTATTTCTTACCGGTGGTCAACGTTATGTTGATATGATTGACTCGGATAACATTGATGAACTTATCTTTCATTCACTCTCAATAAAGAAAGCCGTCATAGAGTATGATGAGTTTGAGAAATCAGAAAGACGTTCTCTCAATTATGGTCATTCATTTGGACACGTAATTGAACCTATGACTAACTACACAATTCCTCACGGTGAAGCCGTTATGTTGGGTATAGAAATAATCAATCAACTCTTTGATAAGAATCCAACAATAACAAACTTGGTTTCAAAGTTTACATCGTTGGAAAAGATTAGAGAACTTGATTTGAAGAAATTAGTTGATGGAGTAAAGACAGATAAGAAGGCAGTCAAAAACTTCATAACATTTGTAAGAGTTTCAGAACCAGGAACAACAATCTTTACTGATACAAAATTTGATGAAACTTTGGTGGAGAAAGTAAATGAAGTATTTGCTAATTGATTTCGGTGCTTCATTTCTAAAAGTTGTAGAGTATGATTCAGACACAGAGTTATACTCTAACAATTATTCAGTACCGTCGCCATTCAAACATTCAAATACAATAACAAAAGATGAACTGAGAAATCTTCTTCAATCAGTCGTTTCCAAACACACTCACATAGAACGAATTGTTATCTGTTCAATTCTCGGCGGTTTCTACAATGGTGATACATATAATTCTTGGAAATCAAAAGAATCTGGGGTTGCAACTTCTTGTATGATTAGTGGTCTCTTTCACGGAGAAGAAACATTCCACGTTCACGAACATCAATCAAAATCACTGAACATCAAAGACTATGAAACAGGATTGAAACTTCTCGGTCATTTTGATGGGAAAGAAATTTATAGTATATTGGGTGATACAGATTGCGTAATAAATTCTGTAAGACTTACCGAAAATGATGTTTTGATAAATATGGGAACAGGTTCACAAGTGGCAACAAAGAACTCTCGTAAATCATTCATACCAAGTGGACGGACACTAAACGTGTTCTACAATTTCTTTTCTGAACTTGGTATTGATATGTTTGAAGTTATGAGTGAATTATCTCTTGATGATTTGAACTCTGCAACATTGACCGTTGACCTGAATGTGTTTCCGCAATCATACAAATATAATAACGGTGGTTCTATCAATGGAATAAACGAAAATGGATTCACACCAAAGAATCTTATTTCATCTATTCTGAAAAGTTATGTTGACCAATACCACGAGTTTGTTTCAGATTCAAAATACTCTCGTATTATTTTGACGGGTGGTATTCCTAAAAAGATACCAGCCATTCACGAATATCTTTCTCTGAAGTATGAAAATAAGAAAGTAATAGTTGATAAAAATGAAATTGAAAATACTCATCGTGGCATTGTGAATTTTATTGAGGAATATCTATGAGAATCTTGATTACGGGTGCAAACGGATTCATTGGTAGAAACTTGGCAAAACTTCTTGATGCCAATAATATAATTGAGACGGTATCAAGAAAAGAGTTAGACTTACTAGACTCCGAGAAGGTAAAAGAGTTTTTCAATGGTAAACATTATAACCTTGTAATTCATACCGCGGTTGAAGGTGGAAGAAGAACAGTTCCAGATGGTGAGGAAATGGTCTACCGAAATGTTCTTATGATTTACAATCTATTGGAGAACCAAGATAGTTTTGACCGAATGATAACATTTGGTTCTGGTGCAGAGTTAGACCGTCGGTACAACATCAATTTAGAAACTGATACGAACAGAAGATACCCAATAGATTTCTACGGTATGTCAAAGAGTATAATCAACAAACTCTGCCAAGTAGAACCAAAGTTATACAACTTCAGAATCTTCAATTGTTTCTCATCAGATGAATCACCTGATAGAATGATTCGTGGTAATGTAGAAAAATATCTCCGTAAAGAACCAATGACTTTATTCTCAAATCGTCTAATGGATTTCTTTTACATAGAAGATTTGACTTTGATGATTGAATACTTTTTGAGAACACCACAGTTTCCATACAAGGTAGTGAACTGTTCATACCAAGATCAAGTTCGGCTCAAAGATATTCTTGAGTTTATAAACTCATTGGATGATTATAGTGTCCCAATCATTGAGCAAAAAGATGATTCTGTAAATACGATAAATGCATCACCAACTGATTATGTTGGAAATAGCCCAAGTCTTCCATTGGATTTTCTTGGTTTGAAAAAAGGAATACAAAGAACATATGAAAAAATACGGAGTAGTTTATGAAAGAAAATAAGATAGTAATAGCAAATGCATACCGATATAAAGGAAAACAATCTTTCTTTGCTATGCACCAAATTCAATCAAAGATAAAAGAATATCGTCCAGATGTAGAAGTAGAATTTCATATAATGTGGGACAATAATTTTGAAAACGCCGAACACGATAGGATGTATTGGGAAAACTTAATAAACACAAGTGGTTTCAATATAGTATCATATGATAAACAATTTTTTTCAGATTATGTAGTTAGTGCATATGATTTAGAAAGAGACGAGATAAACAAAAGACTAAAGAAATTCTTTCCGTTATATCATGTTCTGATGGGACATTATCTCAGAAGAGTCATGTTATTTGATTACTATCTCATCTACGACGATGACATCCTAATAAATTACGATTTCAAAGATGTAATAGATGCCATGTTAGAAAAAAAGCCCGTAATGATTACTGAGCCATATCACATGAACTGTGATAAAAGTATGGTTGATGTATTCAAGAAAGAATTTGGAATCCAATTCGTACAGAAGTATTTGGAAAAAAACCCAAATCAATACGGATTCAATGCTGGATTTCAAGGAATAGATTTGAGAATGTATGATGAATTTATATCGGCATCTGGATTCATTTCGTTGTTGAATATGTTTAATTATTCACAAGTGTTTGATGAAAATGGTAATCAGTTGTTACATGGTTATGATAGAACAATTATAGAGACACAGCAACAATCCTTTTTTGGTCTTATGAATACAGTTATGTCAAAAAATGAATTACATATACTTGACCCAAAAACAAACTATGTGGCTCCAACATTTGGTTACTGTGATTTACATGGTGAGATAACAAAAGATGACGGCTACAATGGATGGGGTGTTTGTTTGAAATCAAAAATATCGCATTTCATTGGGCATACAGAAGGTAGAGGAAAGCCAAAGGAATTTTTGGAAAGAGTCGATTTGTATTTGACAGAGAACGGATTTATAAAGTAAGGGAAGTCTATATGAAATTTTTCGAAAAAAATGAAACCAATATAAGTCTATATGATTCAAAAAAATCATTGACGGAAATAGCAAATAAATTAGAAACAGACAAAGGAACTGCCGATAAAGAATCTCTTTCATGGGGACTAAAATGGCCAGATCATTTTTCTATGGGTTATACTCTTACTTATGAAAAGTATATGAGTGAATACAGAGATAAAAAAACAAAACTCTTTGAGATAGGAATATGTGACCAAAGATTTCCATATGCATCCTCAAAAATGTGGAAAACATATTTTCAAGATTTAGATTTATACTGTGTGGATAATTTTTGGGGAAAATCTCTTGATGAGAAGTTAGATGATGTGGAAATGTTGAATATCATTGGTATAAATTTCATCCATGCAGATCAAGGAAACTTTCTCGACTGGGGTGAAATAAAAAGAGTTTGCCCAAATGACTTTGATTTCTTTGTTGAAGATGGTAGTCATTGGCCAAATCATATGGTAATTAGTTTATGGCAATCAATAGATATGGTACGTTCAGGTGGATATTATTTCATGGAAGATTTACAAAATCCTCTAACAAGTAGAGGCAAATATAGATATGACAATTCATTGTTATCTGAAGAATTGCTTGTCAGTTTGACTACTAAAGAATTCAATAGTGTATTTTTGAATGAAAAACAAAATCAAGAAGTCAATGATTCATATGAATTGGTTGAACTTGTTTTAGATAAAATGAGGTATTCATATCTCGCTGTATTTCGTAAAAAATAATTGAAAGTGTAATATATGAAACCGATAACATTTTGTATTCCTACTGCAAAAAATGAAAAAGATTACGTTCATTTGCTAATTCGTTCTCTACAAGAGAATACAGAAATATCAACACATGAAATACTTGTCTTCATTGATTCCGATAATCAAAATACATACGAATCATTAGTTGAAAAACAAAAAGAACTTCCTAATATGAAAATACATAGGAATACTACTGGTTCTCCGATAGGAGGCCAACGGAATATTTCAATCATGTTTGATTCAGCAAAAAATGATATTGTTTGTTATCTACAATCTGACATGGTTGTTGGCCCAGAATTTGACAAGCATATAAATGAAGGACTTACTTCAGAATCAGTATTCTTATGCGGTACGAGAATAGAACCACCAGTTCATCCACCATCACCCGATAAATTTGTGGAGAACTTTGGTCTTGGTGTTGATGATTTTGATTACGATAAATTTATCGCTTTCTCCAAAAATATTCAATTAGAAAAGAGACCAAATACAATAAATTACTCTGTTCCTTTTGCGTTATACAAGAAAATTTGGTTTGATGTTCTTGGCGGATATGATACACAATTTAGATGTTCACACGAAGATATAGATTCGGTCGTCAGACTTCGGTCGAATGGAATATCAATAATTCAAAGTTGGAGTTTGATTATCTATCACTTTACCTGTGTTTCTAGCCGTGGTATTGATTGGTTCAAATCAAATGAAGAATCTAAATACAAAAATGAAATACAACAATTGGCAAGTAATGAAGAATCAAAACGGTTCTTGAGAAAATGGGGTACTCTGGATAGAAACGTTGATTTTGTTTATGATATTGGATTGGAGATAAGTCTCGATAGATTTGTAGACATAAACTTCCTAAAACAAATAGAGCCATTTTGCAGTAAAATATCAATCAATCATAAAGGAGTTGTCAATCAACTAATTTCTCAAATAGAATATGATTCCGTATATTACTCAAACTTGAGATGGAATTATTCATTTGAACATTGGAACTCTGTGAAACATTTATTCAATCTTACTGATTTTACAAAACGGATTGTGTCTGATACTTTAGATACAGACATAATAATATCTTGTAACTATAGTGACATATACAAAAATGTTCGAGAAACATTCGCGGTATTAGAAAATATACAATCAATTGTACACGAGAACGATGAAGGAAAATATGAGTATGGAAATTTCTTCATTGAGATAAGAAGAAAAGATAATAAAATTCAAACTTTATTGAAGCCATCAAATACAAAGGAATTGATAAATTCCAAATTATTTGAATTTGCATAACAAGGAATTATCATGAAAATAACATTTATTATACCATCGAGAAACAATTTGAAATATCTACAACAGGCTGTAAATTCTATTACAGAATGTTACGGTGACTATCATGATATTGTTTTGTTAGATGATGCATCGACGGACGGAACATGGGAATGGATAACATCATTGAAATCCACTAACATAATAAAGTATAGAAATGAAGGAAATGAACGGGTCGGTCATACTGTATTATATGACAAGGGGGTTGAACTGTGCAGAACAGAAGTATTTTCAATTCTCCACGCTGATATGATTACTACACCAAACCATGTTTCCAATTCTTTGAAACATCTTGAACGTGGTGTTGTTGTTTGTTCAACCAGAATAGAACCACCACTGCATCCACCAGGACCAGAGAAGTATGTGCGTTCATATGGATTTGAACCTGAAGAATTCAAATTAGATGAGTTCCGAAAAGAAATTGAGATATTGGAATCTGAAAATAGAAATAAAATTACAAATGGAATCTTTGCACCGTGGATGATGTACAAAGAAGACTTTATTTCTATAGGAGGACATGACCGATTATTTGCACCTATGGAACTTGAAGACTCTGATATATTCAATCGTATGCATTTGGCCGGATATAAACTTATCCAGTCAAGAGATTCATTCGTATATCACATGACTTGTAGAGGAAGTAGATTCAAAGACGGTATTGAGATAGAGGCAGAAATACCACTTCCCGATGGAACTATTTGGTACAAACCGAAAGATTCTGAAGAATACAAGGCACTTCGTTCTTTGAAATTCCGTGAATGGTGGAGAAAGTGGCACACGAACGTACTCCACGATAAAATGATGATGCCAATTGTTCCAAATGTTTACAATATAACTTACGTTGTCCGTAATTGCAATGAACAATTACTAGAAACACTTGAACCTTTTTGCGATAGGATTTTTGTTGATTGTGATATAAAAACATATATCAATCGAGAACAAGAAAAAACTATGTTTGATTTGAATCATAGAATATTCAAATTAGATTCCAATTTTGATTATAAATCATTTGATGTCATACTTGAAATAGATGGGAATAAATTTGGTAAACGAGATGATATTCAAACTGTACAAACACTTCCTGTAATAATCGAAGAAGGTATATCAGAGACTGGTGTTTACGAGTTTGGAAACTTTGTCTTACATTTGAATTCCATAAAACCAATTGAATTGGAAATAATCAAAAAACCGTACTTTCAAAACGTATTTTGAATATAATTCGATATTTATATCTATAACAAACACTATTATTGGAGATTAGAATGCATGAAGTAGCAAGTAAACTTATAGAAGTTCACAATCAATTGAAGTTCTTTCATTGGCAAACAACTTCATATGCAAGACACAAGGCTTATGGTAAAACATATGATGCACTAACTGACCTTATTGACAACTTTGTAGAAGTAATGATGGGCAAGTATGGTCGTGTACCAGCACTCCCCATGAAGGTTTATAATCGTAATGAAAAAGATTGTATGACATTCATTGATGAGACAATTGCATATCTTCTACTTCTTTCAAATGCGCTCAATCCAACAACTGACTCAGATCTACTCAACATCCGTGATGAGATGGTCGCTGAATTCAACAAACTGAAGTACCTACTTACATTGAAGTAAAATAATCAAAAGGTGATATATGTCTACTGAAAATCAGACAGAAGAAACAACACAAGAACAACAAACAGAAGGTCTCGGTGATACTATCGCAAAGATTACAAACACACTTGGACTTGATAAGCTCGCAGAACAAGTTGCTAATGCAATGGGCAAGGAAGATTGTGGTTGTAATAAGAGACGTAGAAAGTTGAATGACCTCTTTCCGTACAAACGGGGATAAGAGTGATACGATTACGTGATCTTATAAAAGAATTCTCCGTAAGCAAGGGAGATTTTACCAGATTCAGAGGTTCTTGGATTCTTTCTCTTGGGATGAAAGACGGCAACACAAATAAGATGGTAAAGTCACATGAAGATATTGTATCTAAACTGTGGGCAGAAGACCGTAAAAATGGTGGTTACAAGAAACGAGAAATAGATGATTCGTCCGTAAAGAAACTGATTGATGGGTATGTAAAATCGGTTCTGTCAGGTGGAACAAACCACAGTACCGTTGGAGGCGATATTCATATGACATTCTATTTCAGAGATAATGATGTAACAATTGGATTGTTTGACTTTGGTGTATTATATGATAACCCATACAAATACTTCTCACCGAAAGATTTTAGATTCAGAAGCGATGATAGTTTTATATCATCCCACTACGAAAGTGAAAGAAACATAATGGATGAAGTAGTAGTTGGATGGATACGTGGTCGTGGTGGAAAAGGACAATTCGGAATAAACCCAAAGATAGTTTTTAGTTTAGACAATGTTCTAAAAATTGATGGAATCTTTGTCAATCAAAAAAGACGTGGCGAAGGATATGGTAAATTACTATATGATACCATAATGAAGTATTCGGATGCATTGGTTAGTGATAGTCAATTATATGAAGGTTCGTTTGGACTTTGGACAAAATACATACATGATAAATCAAAGTTTTTTGGTGTCATGTATAGAACGGAGAGATACAGTTTTGTTTTTCCAATTCCACCGGGGGCTAAACTTACACCATCCTTTTTTGGAAATAGTGGCGATTTAGAAACTCCAGCTGGATTTGTATCTATTAGTAAGAAGGTACCGTCATCAGTCACTTCATTCTCTAAAAAGATAATGTCACTTGGTGTTGGGGATTTAGATGTATTTGATGCATCAAATTCAAAGTTTACTAAAGCCGTGGAATCTGTATTAGACGATTCCATATCAATAGATGAAGTAATGGAAGAATTTGGGTCATCAGAATTAGGTTTGAAATTCGTTTATAAGAATGTAAAAACTCCAAAAGTATTATTCTGTTTTGCAGATGCACTTGTATTAGTAAAAGAAGTCGGTGATGGTTTGGATTGGGAATTACTTTAGGAGAAAATCTTGATAAAAATATTTCCATACAAACGGGGATAACTGTGATAAAATTGAGTGAGATTATAAAAGAGATTGAGGTAAATCAAGGTTCCTACAATTTTGATTGGGATAGTTGCTTTGATTTTATTCCGAATAGTGTATTTAATTTTTACTTGGATAATATAAATGATATTCAAAATAAAATAGCCGACGGTTATTTTAAAACACCAGAACAACTAAAATCTCGTGTTGATAAATTTGTAAAGTCTATGGCTTCTAATTCAAACGGATCTAAAAAAATCAGTGATAATCAGTTTTTATTAAAATATGAATATGGTCAAAAGATAGTATTCATCATTTATGATTTTGGAAAGTTTTATGATAAAAAATTTTCAAGAGTTTCTGAACCAGAAAAGGATATATTGGTTGGTTGGATTTATGGAACAGGTGGAACATCTGAGTTCGGTATTCATCCGAAAAAAATCTTTCAACTAAATAGGGTTTTTCGTATTCACGGTAGTTATGTTGATAAAAAACAACGGGGTAAAGGATACGGTAAAATACTTTATAATGCAATCATAAATGATGTAGACGCACTTGTTAGTGATAAAATTTTATATACAGGTTCATTTGGATTGTGGACAAACTACATATTCAATAAATCAAAATTCTTTGGTATAGTTTATGAATTAGAAAACACAAGTATAGTATTACCTGTAAAAAAAGGGGAAAAGATAGACAAGAAATCTGTTTCTACTTTCGGTCAAGATGGTTTTGTAGCTATAACACGCAACATACCTCCGTTTCTACAGAAAATGTCCAATGCATTGAAGGAAATAAATTTCAATTCACTGGATGTAATAGATTCATCTAATACAAAGTTTTCAACTAAAATACAGGATTTATTTGATGAATCAACTTCTATGGATGATTTATTTTCAGAAGATGGTTCATATACCAATCCACTTACAGATTACTTACCGTATAAATGGAATGACCCTATATCTCCAAAGGCATTGATGTATTTCAAGGATGCACTTGTATTGGTAAAAGAAGTCGGTGATAGTTTGGATTGGCAACTACTTTAGGAGAAAATCTTGATAAAACTATCTTCACTAATAGAGAAACCAAACAAATTGGACGAATGTACAATTGTTGGTGCTAAGATAGAAGATGATATTATTCTGGCAAAGAACAGAGACAGGAATTACTATCCTAAAATAAAAGTAATCCATGAAATCATCAACGATGTTGAAGTGGCATATATGTTAGATTTAGATACTGATTACTCTGAAGGTATGAATGAGTTTGGTATCGGTATAATAAATGCAACACTTCAGGCAGAAGCAGATGAGAAGGCAAAGTCCAAAAAGAAATCCAATGTTCAATCAAAAGACGGATTCAAAGTCCGTCATGCACTTGGACTTGATAATGTTGGAGATATAATTCGTTCAGTAGTTACTTTCAATGGTTATTCAACCGGCGATAATTCTTTGAGTGGAGAACCTACTGCACTCAATGGACATACTATCGTTGGAACACCGAGAAACATTTTCTTTATTGAGAATATTTCCAATAGACCACCAATTGTAAAGAAAATGAAAAAGAACAAATTGATTGTTAGAACCAATCATGGTATGGTCTATACAAAAGCCGGTTATCAACAAGGTATTGATAGAAAATCATCTGTGATGAGACAGTTGATTGCTAAAAAACTTATGACTAAAGTTCATAGTCCTGAAGATGTACTACCGACTCTAAATAAAAAGTATGAAGTTCCTGGTTGGGCAAATCCACGTAGGCACAATTACAAGTTATGGACATCTACTCAGATAATGATGAATCTTTCTAAAAAAGAATTGAATCTTGTCATAGA